AGTTCCTCCCGCTTGCTTGCGATCTCCTCTTCTCTCTGTATCTGATTGCGTACCATCTCAGCCTGCAAGTCAGCGAGTTTTTGCTGATACGCTTCTTCGTCTGCTTGTGCCTTCTTTGCAGCATCCTCTCTCGCTTTGATTTCATTGCGTACCATCTCGGCCTGCATGGCAGCAAGTTTGTTCTGATACTCCTCTTCCTGCTTGGCAGCCGCCGCCGCTTCGTCAGCCGCTTGTTGCAAAAGGTCGATGCGTTCCCTGAACGCTTCATTGGCTCGCTTCGCAGCCTCAGCGGCCTGCTCTTCTGTGTACTCGCCTTCTTCCTTGAGAAGGTTGATCTCTTCTAGAGCCTCTTGGTACTTCAGTGCAGCGTCGAAGCCTGCTTGGCCGAACTCGGCTGCGGCATCGACAGCAGAGGTGATTTCATCGTAGAAGTCTTGTGCGGCAGAGGTTGCGGCTTCCAGAGACTCGGCAACTTCGGCTGCACCTGCTGCTGCGTTTCCGAACCACTCCTCTGGAAGATTGAAATACTGAAGCCAGCCGTCAATACCTGCATTCACGCTGGCAAACAGCGTGTCGAGCCCATCAGTGAGAAACTGTACTGCACCTGCGACCAGTTCAAACAGATATGCAAGCGGCTTTAGAACAGACCCGATCAACTTCAACCCGACGCCAATGACTGAGCCAATGACCTGAACGACACCGCCAAGCAGATCGAGAAACGGAGTCAGGACCGCACCGAGCGAACTTAGGACCGACGTTGCGCCGCCGATGACATCTGCGAAAGCCTTTGTCACGCCTTCAACAAGGCCAGCAAATGGCAGGATGAGTTGCCTGCCGAATCCCGACGTTGCAGTCTGGAGTTTGTCGAAGCCGTCACCCATGTCGTTGAGGCGGGCTATATCCAGTCCATCGAGGACTGCGCCGAACCTCTGTAAGTCTGCCTCCGCAACAGCGATCGACCTCAGGGCAGGTTGAAGCCTCGCACCGTTTTCACCAAGTACGACAAGTGCCGCCGCAGACCGAGTTGCAGGGTCCTCGATCTTTCCGAGACCTACCGCAACTTTGTTGAAGATTTCTTCTGGAGAAAGGTTCTCGATGTCTTGAGTCGAGACGCCAAGTTTCTCAAAACTTCTGGTTACATTTTCCGACCCGTCTCTTGCTGCTTCGATGTTTCGCAACAAAGCAGTAAAGGCCACTCTCAGGCTGTCAACGCTTTCGCCAGTTCTGCTTGCTCCAAGTTCAAGCGTCTGGAGGAACTGCAGGGACGTTCCGAGTTTCGTGGCTTCTATGCCAAGTCTCTCAACAAAATCCTCTAGGTAAATCAATGCAGGAGTTGCCGCAGCCGCTCCAGCACCGGCTGAGTAAAGAGCGGAAGTGAGTGTTCCAAGAGGACCGACCAAAGCAAGAACGCGAAACGCAACGGACTTGAGAATTGTCTTCCCGAAGAAGCCGATGCCCGTCGCCGCTGTTGCAAGAGCCCCGTTCATGATGAGGCTGCTATTGGTGAACACTTGAAACGCCGACGCGGCAGAGCCAGCCGCATGAGCGGCAGATGTAAGAACACTCGAAACCTTGTATACCTTGCCGTGCATCTCTTCGAGTTGCTGGTTGAGCAACTCAACGATGTTCGTAAGCAAAGAAATGATGGTTTTCGTGTCTTCGGTGGAAGCGTTGAGCCCACCGAGCGTCTCTTCCGTCTTCTTTACGCCCTGCTGAAGATTGGTCGCATCAGCAGTAATCTTCATTGCGAGGCCAACTGCGTTTGCCATCATTCACCTCGCAATTGCCTGCTCAACTCTTCCATCGCCGCACGAATCTGGAGATCGTGTTGCGGTGGACGCTCGATCGGCACAAAGTCTTGCGGCTTCGGCGTTTTCCCTCTTCCTGAGTACGGTGCAAGTATGGCGGATGCAATCACTCCCGTCTGATGCCAGGAGTCGGCAAGCGGCATGTAGAAACGATGCACGGCCATCCATTCGCTCAACTCTCTGCTGCTCATTGTTTCGCATAGTTGAGCCACCGTCATTCCAAGAGTTGCAGCCAACCGGAAGAGGAACAACCGCGTTGGCCGCAGATTCAGTTTTTTGCCATCTCCTCAACATCTGCATCAGCAAGTGCGTTGTGCTGCATTGCCTTCTCCCAGATGCGAGTAATCGCCCGAGCGGATTTCTTTGAAAGAACGCCTATTTCATCAGCCGTGAACAGCAAGTCGCCTTTCTCGTCACAGAGGACTCGCTGCAAAAACTTGCTGCGAAAGTTCTCGACTCCCTTGTTCTTGTTCACCATCCAATCGTTCTCGTAACTGTCTCGCTCGCCGACAGTCATCACGCGAACGAAAACACTGCCGCCCCACTCAGGAACCTGAACCTCAAGGAGGCCCATGTCATCGGCTGCGAGAATCTGATCTTTTGTGAGTGCCATGTTTAGTTATCCACGATGCGAAAGGATACGGTGAATCGCGTCACACCATTCCGTTCAGGTGCGACAGCCACCGACTCCCAGATAGCATACGTTGAAAGCCCAGCATCTCCACCGGAGATCACCAGTTGGGCTCGCGTTCCGAAGTTAGAGATATTGACGTTCGCAATACCAAGGCAGGTGACGCTGACACTGCCCTGCTCGGCTGACCACGCAGTGTCCCTGCCGGTGCGAGAGCCGCCGTAGTTCCACGACAACTCCTGCACCTCGGTGAACGGCGTACCGTTCCATGTGACAGAGATGCCGGTGGAGTACGTTGCCATCAGCGTTAGGCAGTCACGCGAACTGTAGCACTGCCACGGATGACGTCATTCATGGCAAGCGTCACAGATGACGAGACGACAGTTGCCGTCGCACCAGTGATGTACGTGCCAACGACAAATGACCCAGAAGTGCCACCCGCAAGTTGAGTTGTGCCGATGTAGTCAAACGACACTTCCTTGCCGGTCTCTCCAGTAGCACTGCCCTTGAGCGGGCGAGCCTGAGTCAGCATTGTCTCTCCAGTTGTCTGCCCGAGATGGCTGATGTCAATGCGGTCAGTCTGACCGCTAACATCGGAGTAACTGATCGAAACATTAGTGACGGTGTAAGTTGAGCCGCTGAAAACAACCGTCGTTCCTGGGGCATCATGTGGCGTTACTGCCATCGTCTAACTCTCCTGCCAGAGAATGTCGTACTCTTGAGTTACGAGATATGCGTTCGGTACCTCCGAGCCATCCAAGGCAGCGATTCCATCGGATTCTGAATCGAGACTGCACAGGCTCACTTGTGTATTGTCGAAACTGCCCCTGAACCCATCCAGAACGCCGCGAGCGGCATCCGCGGCTTTTCTGGCGGTGATGTAGGTTTCGGCATAAATCTGCAAATCGAGCCGAACTGTTGGGACTCCGAGAGGCTGAGATAACGTCTGTTCTCTTCGGACAGAGGATCGACGCCATATGGCAAACGGCAGGGCCGCATCGGCAGGGGCGATGTTTGCGTAGACGCGGTGACCTGCCAAGGAAGTGAAGTCCGCATCGCTGATAAGCGCATTTCGTATGACTGTCTCAGGCGACTTCCAGATCATGGCTACGCTTTCGGAAAAAGATTCGCTATCGACCCGTTCGTGATACGCAGTTGCTTGCCGATCGACTTCTTCGCGCTTGAAGATATGGACGATGCAGATCGTTCAAAAGAGTTTTTGATTGGTTCAAGAGGCAGGACCCTGCCTGTGCTGACCGTTTGCCCCTTTTTTGCTCGCTTGAAAAAGGCATTCGGATATGCAGGGCGTGTCTTCACAGGAGGGTACACGCCTATCATTTTGAAAGGACCGAATCTCCTGAAACTTGACGCCACAGGACCCTTCGTCCTTCTTGGGTCTGTCCCGAACTCAAGAAATCCTGCATGGAACGCACGGTTCTGTCCGATCTTCACCGTTCCTTTGCTTGCGGCGGCATAGCCTCCAGGGACCGCCCTGTATCCAACAAGTCCTACGGCGTTTCCGCTTTCTTTATATGGGACAACCTTTGCAATCGTTCCGTTCAAGAGATTGCCTGTCGGTCCCCTATGGTTTTGCCGTATGTACGACCTGAGTCCCTTTAAGCCGACATCAACAACAGGCTCCATCGCCTCGGCCATCTTGCGGGCGACGACATCTGCCTTGTATTTCTCTTGCAGAACTTTCCTTAGTTTGCTGAGTTGAGGCTCAAACGTAAGTTCTTGGACGATTTCATTTCCGCTGCTCATTCTCCGATCTCCTCACACACAGCGACATGCTCTGAGCGGTTGTCATATTCAAGCAAACTGACAATCTGCAAGACGCGACTTCTCCAAACAAAGCGGTGCGTATGTTTCAAGCCACTGAGGTATCGCATGCGAACGCGATGCGTGATGCGAGTCTCCTGCTGACCATCAGCAAGAGCCTCACGCGAACTGACTCCGTTCACGCTGGCCCACACAGTTGTCGAGTCAGACCATGTGAACGTCGCTTCGCCAAGTGCATTGTTGACTTGCGTAGGAACCTGCACGGTCACTCGCTCTCGCAACTCACCGGGGCGAATCATCTGTATTGCCCCCACTTCTGTGAGTCGAGGAGAGCCTTGACGCCAAATGGCACTTCATTTGATGCCACATTGTCAGCGGCAAGCCTTCGCTCGTAGAGGTGACCGACGTGCATTAGGATCGCATGGCGAATGGCAGCAGGCACATCGCTGCCGCTGGCTCCGTAGCCGCCCCACCATGTCACCGTGATGGAGTTCTGGTCTGCGAGGTGGCTCGGCCATGAGCCGCCATAGTTCGTGCGAGCAACGCCAGGGGTAGAGTCGCGGTCAACACGATACTCGCTCGTTGAGAGAGTTGCAGTCGTCTGCGAATCACTGATCGTATAGGTGATGCTGACTGCCGTCGTCGTGCCAGCCTGAGACATTGGCGGTCGTGGCATCTCGACTTCCCAAGGAAACGTGTCGAGTTTCATCTGCCACTGCGTATAGACCAGTGTGCGGTCAATGTAGGCTTCTGCCCACTGCCTCGCAGCCGTGATGAGTGTGCCGATGTAAGTGTCATCGTCGCTGGTATCAACTCGCAAGTGAGCCTTCGCCTCGCTGACGCTCACCGGCTCAACTGCGGCGTCGGTTGCTCTCTTCAGCGAACGATACTCAGTTCTTGCGGAGTGAATGAATCTCATCCCGGCACTCTCCAAGAGTTCTCAGGTCGCTTGTTCGTCGTCAGAAAATCGGTGCTGTACTGATAGACAGGCCCAGACAAGTTTTTACCGGGCCATGTCACCATATATTCTCCATGTCCAAGCACGACCCTTGGAGAGACGAACAACCGATTTCCTGCCTTCTTGAACTGCTTCCAAAAAAAGATGTCGTCATCAGTTCTGCTATCTCCCCACTCGCCATCGTCGTTCGGTATTCCTTGGAACCACGGCTTCGGAGTCCGCTTGAGTGCGGCTGTTGAGATGAACGTGCATCCGAAGTGTGCGGTGTCTACCTGCTGAACAGGTGCGCCGAACCATTCCATCGGCAGAGAAGAGTGAGATTCTTCAGGTGGGTTATCCATCGTGTCGAGCAGCGTCAGCATTGGCCTGCCGTCCTCACGCTTTGTTTGCAAGCCAGTGACGGCATCGCATTGAAACGTCATCGCCAGAGTCAGCAGATGCTCGACATCTTCCTTGGTGAAGAATGTGTCGTAGTCGATCGTGAGGATGTACTCGCATTCGTCTACGAACTGCTCCATTACTCGCTGGAGACATTGGCCCCAGAACGCACCTGTCACCTTCGTTGGCCGAATGCCAAGCGGCATCAAGGCCTGAGCCCATGTATAGAAGTTGTCCATGAAGCCAAGACGAGGCACTGACATCACTGCTTCAACACGAACGTCAGCGGTTGTGTCACCAACTTTGATAAGCATTGCAACTCCAATAAAAAACGGGCGAGCGTCGATGTGACGCCCGCCCGCTATGTTATCAGTTGCCTGTCAGTGTCAACCGGCGACCGCAGCCTTGACGCCCTTTGTGGTAGCGTCCTTCGGGCCTTCTTCGCCACGGCTCAGGCGAGCGTTGCTGGCAATAACCGAAGCAGCCTGCGGAGTCGCATAGACATTGAGGTAGCGGCTCTTGCCGCGAAGATCAACGTCAAAGCGAACCACATTGGTATCGCTGGTGTTGCCGGGAGTCGGCACGGTGAAACCACCTGCACCACCACCGACGAACGCCGTGATGTCGCTGTAGGACGAGGTTGTATCCCCTTCCTGCAACTTCAGAGCAATCGCAACAGCGGAGTTCGTTCCAGCCGCAGCGACCGGCTCAAACACAACGTCGATGCTGGCATGGTCGAAACCAAGCGTGTCGATGCTGTGCTGATGAGTCGTCGCGGTGGTCAGGTCCGCCGTGGCGATCTTGGTGACAGACTTACTGTTTTCTACTGGTAGCATCTCTATCTATCTCCGTGAGATCAAGAAGCGAACTTGAGACCGACGA